GTAACTTCTTTTGCTTTCATTTTATTCTTTTATGTTTTCCTGTTCTTAAAATATCTTCTTCTTTGATTCCGTGTTTTTGTGCGTACTTCAATACGTATTCTTCGCAATACTCTAACACGGATGATGAGTATAAATGCTTATCGTTAATACTTACCGCATAACTTAAATAAGTTCTATCCTTATACGTTTGAGTTATTTTTCTAATCCATCTATATTTCATATCAACGTATTTACATAGTTATAAATTTCGTAGGTTTCATTTTCTGCCCAAGTGATTATTTCTTCTTCCTTTTCCATATCGTAATTAAACCTGAATAACGACTGATGACAAAGTTCGTGCATAATTAAACCCGTAGTTTTAACTTCATCCGTACATCGAGAAAGATTGATAAACACGAATCGCTTATCCTTTTCGCCATACTCTTTATTTGCTTTAGGAATGAAATTGCACCACCCTGCAATATAACTGCTTTGTTTCGTGTTTTGATGAAGTCGACAATCCGTTATGTTTAACCCGTGCATTTCTTTTACATTAAAGTAATAAAACACTTCGCAAGGGTCATTACTTAACAACAAAGTATAACCATCCCTATTTTTTACCCACATAACTCCAAGTTTTATCGTTCTCATTCCATCTTAACGTTCGTGCTTTTGCGTGGCAAACTTTCATATAATGTTGAATGTCCATTCTTCCCGTGTTGTTTTTCTTTTGCTCCAACCAATAGTCAATTATTTCAATCAAAGTCGGATTTGCTTTTTTAGGCTTTCTCATCGTATTAAAATAAAAAGTGATAGCAACATACCAAACGTGCCGATAAACAGCGTTAAACCGAACGAAATAACCCTTAAAAACTCTTTGTGTTCTTCATTGGCGGGTGTAACTTGGTCTAACAAGTCGTAAAAGTGTTTTTTCATAACTTAAAATTTGCGATTTCTTAATCCGTTATTAGAATAATATATTTCAAATCTCTTTAAATCTTCACCTTGTTCACCAAGAGACAAAAGCATTTGCTCAAATTCTTCAAGTAATTGCTCTTTACTGAAATTTTCTAAATGCTCTAAGCATTCTTTCACTAATTTTTCGTTTGTTTTATTTGATTTCATAACTTAAATATTTAATTGTTGATTATAATTGATTCCAAGTAATAAATTTATGCTTACTACCAAATGTTGTTGTCCAAGTCAAGCAGTCATTTAAATTTGATTTACCTACTTCTAAAACTCTTTCTTGTCCATTGTCAGACAATAAAAGCATATATTCAGTTTCGTATGTGGTTTTATTACCTTTACAATCATACGTTTTACCTAAACCTTTAACGATTGATTTAACTTCGAATGTTTTAATCTTATCGCCTACTTTAAATGTTGTTTTCATAATTGTTTTTCTTAATTGTTTCAACAAAGATAGTTATTCTTTTTAATATAACAAGTTTTTTTTCAGATATTTTTAATTTTTTTTTCTTTAAACTAAAAAACCCCTACCGAAGTAAGGGTTCTCGTTAACAATTAACCTATCAATTATGAAGAATAATGCAAATATACTATTTTAATCGTTTAGTAATGTATCTGCCTAAAATTTTTCCTACCAAATTAAACAACGGTTTCTCTGCATCGACTTTCACCTTGACTTGATCGTCCGTTTTTGTAACTTCGATGTCTAAATTTTTAGTGTCTAACTTCACTTCTTTAATTGTTTCATCTCTTTTAATTTCTAATGATGCGTCATTCACCTGAATTTCTACATCTACATTCTTTTTTTTCTTTGCCATTTTATTGTTCATTTGTTGTTATTACTCCTTTAGGTGCTAAATGCACTTTTCGAACATTCGTAGGTTGTGCAACCTTCCAAGCTGTCCGCCTTGCTTTAAATAATCTGCTCTTTGCAATACGAGAAACACTAACTGCGTTACCTTGGTTACCGCCAAGAACGTGAAAATGCGTTAAATCTTCTCCGACATAGATTCCAACGTGACCGCCACCATTTCTTCTGAATGTAAGAATATCGCCTAACATTGGTTCGCTTACAGGGTTTCCCCAATTACTCCACGATAACGCCCACAATGGTTTATCTACTACTTCAAGACCCGCCATTTTACAGCAATAAGCTATAAACAAACCACACCACGGAATTTCGTCTGAATTATAAACACTTGCTAATTTAAGTTCTTTAGCCCAACCTAATATAACAGGATTGTGTTCTTTGCCTACTATTTCAGTTACTCCAAGTTGTTTAACAGCTTGAACTAAAACACGGGGTGCTTTTTCTTGTTTTAACCAATCGTAATTCATTCAATTTCTATTAATTCATCTTTTGGTACAATAGCAAAATGAGTAGTGTCATTAATTGGTTTTGAAGCCACGTTATTATTTTTACCATAACAATCATATAAACGATGTTTTAAATCTTGAACATCGGAATGAGTATACCATAACCATAATGCAAGAACACCTGTTGCTCCCTGCTTTTTGATTATTTCTATAACTTTGCTAATATCAATCATTTTATCTTTGACTTGTTAATTCTACAATACGTTCTAACCAACTTCCGTTTAATGGTTGAACACCTTGGTTATTTGCAAGTTTAATAGCAATAGACTGATAAAGATTGCCGTTTAAATTTGCAGCTCTTAATTTAATTGAAATATCTAATAAAAGATTATCGTTTGAAGGTGTTACACCATACGAATTAGCTATCGCACTCATCCAAGAACCCTTAAATGGTTCGGTTGCTCCGATATTATTCGCCCATTGTTGTATTAAACTCATAATACTAAAATTTGTGTGTTATATCCGTTTCCGTGTTCGTAGTTACAATCTCCGTGACAGCACCCGGTGCATCCGTGACATTCAATCATTGGTCGTAAATCAGTGTCTTTGTTTGTTTCAGAAATAAATTCAGGATAAAGATTCTTGTTTTTAATCAAATACTTAATTAACCGTTGTTCGAAGAACGCTGCTTTTTGTGCGTAGTGTTCCATTCCGAAAGCTACTTCCCTTTGACTTACTGAACTTGAAAAATCCCCGTTTTGTGTTTGTAAACCTTTGTTTTTAAGTTGGTATGTTAAACCGAAAACAGCATCTTCAGCACTTCGCCAAGCAACGATCGGTTGAATAAATTTAATTAGTGTTTCTTCATCAGGATTAGCTGTTTGTGTGTTATACACGTTCAGCATATAATTAAAGAAAGTAGTTCCTAATATGGGCATAATGCGAAGCTGTGCTTGTGTAGCTATATATGGTGTTACATCAGTTACATCTACGTTAGCCGTTATAGGTGTGTTCGTCTTTAGGTAGTTTTCGGTTATAAAATAAAGCATTACGCTGTTGGTGTTTCAGGTTTAACAATAGGTTTTAACGATGCTAAAGAACGTATTTCATCCGCTGTCATATTTTCTAACACTTTTGCAAGTAACTCGGGATTCAACGAACTTAAACGTGTAGCTAAAGCCGATGCTTCTTCGTCAACTTCTACTATCGTTTCGTTAATGATTTGAAAATTGTTTATTACAAGTTCACCTTTTACTTTAGCGATGTGTAGCAATTCGTTGAATATATCTTGGATGATTTCACGCAAAGGTTTAACAACGTTCTTTTCGAAGATTACATACGCTTGTTTAATGTCGCTTCCTGAACCTAATGCACCCGTAGTTCGAACACCCATTAATATCGGGTCAATTGTGTGAGCAAAACAAATTTGTTCCGTGTTTAACGCTGATGCTTCTTGGAATAACTTATCGTTTGAGTTAGTAGGTAAACTTTCAATCTTAGGCATTTGTTCCGCACTATTCGCAAAGAACGCAACCGCTTTTCCTGCGTTTTCAGCACCTTTCAATTTATCAATGGTTCTTCTTAATACATTCTTTTCTTCTTCGCTTTGTGGTCTTTTAGGAAACATCATAGCAAATGAAGGGAATACAGCGTTTTGAATGTTTGATTTCGCTAAGTAACTAAGTTCACCACTTAAAAATGCAAAGTTTAACGCACTTGAATACTGCGGTAATGGGTAATAATCTTGACCGATGCAAGGTAACTCGTAAATATAAAGTTGTTCGTACTCATTGCTTAATGGGTGATATGGTGTAATTTCAAAAACATCTATTCTTGAAGCCCAATCTTCGCAAATAAAGTAGGTTTTCCCGTCTTTAGAACGTCTTAATTTCTCGGGTGATAGGTTTTCTACTCTCGTAAGTTTTCCACGTTCTGAAAAGCATAATTTAAAGTACACTCTATTATGAATAACTAACTGCTTCGTAACAATCGCTGCAACCTTTTTTAACTTAATCTTCTTTTCGAATGCGTAAAGTTCTAATTTTTCTTCGTTTGTTAGCTTTTCCGTTTGAATTGTAAACCCACCACCAATAACCGCATTCACTTTATAATCTACTATCGCTCCGTGCAATGGGGAACTATAGTACATTTGGTTTAATGTTTCGGGATATAAGTTATCTTGACCAAATGGAATGTAACCCGCAACTTGATAGCGTCCATTTACATAAGGTAATGCAAGATTTGCACCGCCAATCTTATAAAAAGGTGTGCTAAAACTTTGATAGCCTTCCACGACTTCAATATTTTGTTTTTCACTTTGTCTAAATATATCGTACCAAGCCATAATTTAATCGTATATTGAATTTACAATAGCACCCGAAACAACCATTCGACCTTCTTCGATTACTTCGCCCGTAGTATCTTCGATTGTTATAGGGGGAATAAGTGATTCATAAACTGAATAAGAATACTGACCTTTGTTTAAATCTACATCTACGGGTTCATCCAACAAAAACTGATTAAACCTTTCAGGATAAGTTGATATGTCGGGGGATGTGAATAAAATAGGGTCTGATTCGGGATTCATTTCGTTCTGAAACACAAACAAATAATAAGGATTCGTTAACGTGCTTACTTCAGTTAACGTTAATACTATATTATTGATTTCGTCTTTATTTATGTATATCACAACTATATTAATTTAGTTCGTCTTTTTGTTTAAAAAAAAAGCACCCCGAAGGATGCTCATTTATTATGGAGAAACAGGGATTTAGATAACCGCAGTTACAGCAGCTTCAGTAACTTCATAGGATAAATACTCCTCTTCAGACGTCAAAGTAACGGAATATTTAGAACCATCCGCACGAGCCGTTCCCGAACCTTCAGCAGCACCCGTTAACTGCATATATGGGAAGTACCAATACTTTCCGTTTGCATCTTGAATGATAACCGCTAAATATTGTTGACCCGCACCAAGAACTTTAATTGCTTGGGATTTTGATTGGTCACGACGATGGAACATCAACGTAATTGTTTTAGTATAATAAGAAGAACCATTTACAAGGTCGATAGCTGCTTCTTCAGTATACGAACCCGTATTTCTTCTAATTTCGAACTCCGTGAAATCCGTTGGAGTTACTAAAGTAATTGAATCAATCGTCCAAGTTAATGTTGGGTCTAAAGTGATTTCATCTATTTCATCCTGTTGGTTTATCCACACTTTGTAGATACCACCCGAATTGTTGTCACACGACTTTACAATTCCTTCTAATGCTTCACACGACATATTTTTATATTTTTTTTATGTTTTACAAAAAAGGGTGAGGTCATCCCCACCCCTTAAACCTATTTATTAATTATTGATTAGTCAAAACAAGCAGCCCAAACAGCGATTTGCTCAGGGTTTGTATGAAAAAATCCTGCTTTAACATTTGCACGTGTGCGGATGTATGGTTCAGCAACGGTATCAGTTAAGTTAACTGCTTTCAACGCTTTAGAATCACCTTCAGCATCGAACGCATAAACTAAATCATCCTTCAAAGAAGCAACGATTGTGTTATCCGGCATACCTTCACAAACGATTACTTTAATTCCTAAGTAAGTCATTTGCAATGGAGCAGTAACATATGTTAAAGTGTTACCCGAAGCAGCAGCAAGTTCGTAAGCAGCAGCTACGTTAGAAGAAACACGGATTCTTAAATCTGACTTCTTGAATCGAACTGAAGCGGGTAAACCACCAACAACTGAATTCAATGTAGTAAGTACGTTACCGCTGTTTACAGCACCACCATTTGAATAAGCTAAGTTAGCACCATCAGCACAAAGTTTTTTCAAGTGACCATCACAAAGCTCCAAAAGCGGGTTTTCGCTTGTTGTGTCACCTTGCCATCTAATCAATTCGATATCTTCTTCGATTTGACTTGCCATTATACCCCAATAGTAGTTCATAAAAGAAGCTACGGTAAAATCACCGTTAGAACCTTGTGTCATTTGCAAAGCAACAAAAGACTGCTCTAAATCGAATTGACAAATTTGTGCCATTGCCGAAAACGCACAAACATCGATTTCAATAGCATCAAGCGTATCATTTGGAGCGTTAAAGTTACAAGTAGATGCTTGTAAAATTGAACCGAAAGCAACGTTAGCCAATTTAGTTTTTGACTTAATTCCCGGCAATGCACGGTAAGAATCAGCAACATCTGCAGTTAAATAAGCACGAGAATAGAACTCGTTAGGGTTAGGACAAAGTAAAGCATTGTTTTCAATGTCAAGATCGAATTTTAATTTTCTTTCCATTTTTGTTTTTATTTGTTTTTAGTTATTACTTAATTTATTTAATGCGCTGAATTTTTCAGCAATACTCATTTTAACTTCAGACTTCATTTCGATTTCATCTTCCGCTCGTTCTGCTAACATTTCTTCCATTTGGGTTCTTAAGTCAGCAATGATTTTTAAAAGGTTGTTAACTTGTTCTTCAAGTACAGGAGCAACGATTGCCAAAACTGCTTCCGCATCCGTAGCAACGTCAACCGCCATTTCTTCTTCTTTAACAACTTCTTCAAGTTCTTCAGGTGCGGGTTGTTCGTCAATTGGTTCAGTTTCGGTAGTTACTTCTTCTTCAACTACTGAATCTTCCATCGCAACCTCTTCTTTTGGAGTATCCTTAATCTCGATAATCTCACCGCCTTTTACAACGTAGATTTTACCTTCGATTAGGTGTTCGCCATCGGGTAATTTGTTCATATTATATGTGTTTATTTGATTACTTAATTTAAGACCTAAAAA